AGAGGCATGGCGTCCCATGCAGCATTGCCTCCTGAAGACAGTCCCGAATCAGCCCGTTTGGCTTCAAAGGTGATGGGGACAACTGCGGCATCTTCGGGCTTGAGATCAATCTCCATCGAACTCGTAACGTTGGCTCTCGGGAAAATGATCACCATCTGACTCTGGTTGTCAGGGAAGGTATAGACCGCTTCCATACGAATGTATTCAGGAGCAATGAGACCACCAAGAGCGATCTCAGTATCCGAATATTCATCGGAAGGGTCAATACCTCGTGCAAGCTGGAGATTGGCCATCGTAATTTCTTTGAAACCACACTCCAATGAACACGCTTCCCTGATCGGAATGGAAAGATCCTCCAGGAGGGGAAACCCCGACTCCAATTTCCAGTAGTCGGTCTTGCCAACAAATTTGGTGTTGGCCAAGGCACCAATGGAACCAGCCTGGAGCAGAACCGGAGTAGCCGTGGCAATATTCGTCGCGGAGACTCCTACCCTAATCTGAGCCAGACCGAGAGCTACTGCCTGGGGGTTTACAGCTAAAGGGCCCGATCGTGTTAAAGACATGTCTAACCTCCTTTGTTGTTAAAGTTTTTTTTCTGAGTTACCTGTACAGTCGGCTTCGGAAGGACTCACTTCCTGATTGAAAATACTTGGAAAGTAGTTTAGTACATTCCAGTGACCACACGTCCTCCTCAAACATTTGATCTTGACATTACCCTGTATATACATCTCTACAGGAACGAAACAGTTTCCGTCTTTTATGGGCTTACCAAATATGAAATGAAACAGTCCGTTCCTGTTCCTTTCTATCAACCGTTTCCCGCACTTTTCACAAACAAGAAAAGTACCTCTTACAGACTCGTTCCCCATCGCAATCTCACCGATAAGATTTTAATCTTTGTCTCGTCCTCGGCCATATTCAATACTGGGGCATCCCAAACATCCTGCACCACCATAGAAGTTAACAACTCCCAGGGTGATTTACTTGTATCATATAAAGGCACTCTTGCCAAGCCATCCGTTTTAGAAGAATCTACTAGCAAAGACATCACTGTATCCGCCATCTTAGCTAGTTCCACCCCCTCTAAATCCTGTCGGGACAAACAATAAACATCAAACATATATTCAGATAAATCCCTTCTTCCAAACTCTCCGAAATCTACATTGTACCATCGTTTGATTGCATCAGGGCCTCTCTTTCGTAGATCAGGGCTGGCTAGTGAAATATCGAAGGTTACCGCGTCACCGAACACATCTACAAAGAACTTCTTCAAAGAAGATTGAACATTCGATTCTTGTGCCAATGGATTAAGCATTTTTAACTCCAAGCAGCCAATATGGCTGTTCTCGCCTTTTCCACTTTGGACTTAAAAGTCCGTTCATAGTCTTCTAAAGACCTGCCAAATAAAGGTCTTGGAGGAATATTACTAGGAGAATACCCCTTTTCAATGGCATATATATACTCTTTCGGATCCTTAACCTTAGGAGGTTTTCTAGCCATCTTATTCCTCTTCTGGTCTTATTCTTTTCTTAATACGTTCTTTACCAAAAGAAAAGGTCTTCCCGCCAGCTAACTGAGTGCCAGATGCTTTCGTTTGTGGAACATACCCTGTAGGATCAATATGACGAACCCCGGTCTCCGCAGCTTTTCTGGACATTTCCCTTTCTTGCAATATATTCTTTACTCTGACTTGTTGAGGAGTAAGTCTGGTTACAGTAGAGGGAACTACTGTCCTTGCCCCTTTCTTCATAATCACTGCACCAGTCTTTACCTTTTTGCCCTTAGCAGTTACTTTAGCTACTGAAGCAGAAGTGGTTGATGGAGATCCTCCACTGTACTGGATCCCAACAAACCATTTTACCATAGAAGCTGTGGACATAACATTCCAAGGTTTTATTGATTTTAGTACTGTCCCTAACCACAACCAGTACAATCCGGAATTATCAAGATTCTTTTTCCAGCTGCTATCTCCTCTAGGATGCCCAAAGTCCCCATATTTCTGACTGACTATATTGGATCGAAGAATATCGGCAAACTCTTTTGCACTATCCTCAGGAATACGTCTGGTCATATCCAAGGCAATTGCCTTGACCTTATCGATGGCCCCAAATATACGATTAAGATCCGCCTTATTTACTTCAATCTTCATCATCGGGGATCACATCTCCATCAATAATAGTAGCATTTGGTCTGGTATCTTCTACCAACAATATTTGATTGACACCGGGAAAATTGTATTCCTGCATAGTTTCTATTTTGTAAAACTCGGTTTCTGATATTACCACCCTATCTAACGGTTTAACAGCATACGCTTTAGGAAGATAAATATCCCTTCTCCATATAGGGAATTGTCCGGCCCCTTCTTCCTGATTGATCTCTGATCCAAATAGTCTATCTGTAAGTAATCCGTAAACAGGAGAATCTGCCACTACGGACCAACCACTTGTCATATTATAGGTGTCTGGATTTCTTACTTCAATTGGTCTGAGTATATGAGTAGTTGTAGGCAGATTACACAAATACAAGACAGCACTCCACTTCACTACCTCATCCTCAAACATCTCCGGAGTCTTGTTCATTACCATATAATGTCGGGATACTTCCTCCAATAGGATAACATCCCCGACCAGAACAACTGTGTCATAGGAAAAAGTGGCGTCTAAATGATGTTCACGAATAAATGGTTTTGTGGCTTGGGCATTAAGATCGTAGATGACCTTGCCTATAAGAGAAGTACCTATACGATTTACAACGGAAAAAGAACCGCCTAGCTCGTCATAGACCTCCTTTATATCGATCCCCAACCCGCTCATCAAAATACCCTCTTATCATATTAGTCAGTCTCAACAGGTGAGAAATTGACATATTTATCAATTTTGTAGGTTTCGTCGGTACCGTCTATACCATAAGAGAATCCGGCATCCAGCTTAGTACCAAACAATTTGAAAGAGCTAAGGCCACTTCCTAGTGGAGCTATGTCATATGTCAGAGCTTCCAAAAACTCCTTATCCAAATCTTCGATAAGTTTTTGGAAGTGGTCAAACCGATGCTGTAAATTTACCTGTTTGTATTTAAATTTATTTGCGGAGGCAATTCTGAGAATGTCAAGAGCATGCCTGGTGGCTCGTTTGATCATCCAAAGGACTTGAGTCGGGTTGGTCACGGGATAAGACCAACCCAACTCGTTATAAGCTTGATCACAAGCAAACTCGTATCCGTCTGTGGTGACCAGAGAAGACAGTCCGGACAGTTGGACTTTAACCAAATCTTCCAAATCACTTGCTGAAGATAGAGTAGCCATAAGGATCTCCTATTAGCCCTTCTTCAACCTGGCCCTTATCTTTCTAGCCGCCTTTCTACTGATTGACACCTCCTCTACAGAAGTGGCTTCTTCCGAAGGGAAGAGTTCCCCTTCTGTTTCTATAGAAGGAATCGGGGGAGGCGGAGGGGGATTGTCCTCAACAACAGGAGCGGGTTTACTTAGGACAGTAACGGCGGGACGGCCCGAGATAACCCGGGCCATCCCCCGTTTGAGCCTCCGCATAACAAACTCGGGGATGGGTTCTTTTTCATCCGAGAACACCGTTCCGGCTGATACAATTCTTCCATCCGCGACTTTCAGATTTACCAGCAATTCAACCTTCATGTTGATTGTCCTCCCTTCTAAGCCCAGTCATTGGTTTAATACTCGTCCAAATCAAAGGCCGTGATCTTGTAGGTGGTGTCCGGATAGTACAGAACGGGAAGCCCCTTATCCTGCACTCTGAGCCACACACCTTCCGGATCCCATTCGTCCTTCGTATCAGCGAAGTACCCCCACCGACGAGAATTCCCGTACGGAGCTTCCATAAACTCCGCGATCTTCTGGCCATCCTGGGCGTCACTGAAGAGGAAGAACACGTTATCCTGGATGAATTTCTTTTTCATGACCACTTTATCCTGCCCACCGATAAACGTGGTCGAAGGAGCCTGTCCGATGGTGACCGTCCCAGCTTCCTGATCAACGGCTGTAATTACCTCATCCTCATAGCTGTTGTAAGCCTTCATATTATAGAAACGAAGCTTACCGCCTATCTCAAAGTCAGAGGCATCGTCCACATAAACCGTCGTGCCACTCGTGGACTGAGTGAGCCAGGCCTGAACCTCATAGAGATCATCGTACAGAATAAGGTTACCGACTCCCAACAGAGCCGCAATGACCTGAGCGGGTTTGCTGAACAGATCACCGTTGCCAAATGCACTCTTGGTAAGAAGGGCCTGAATGGTTGTATCGAACATGAGGACCTTCAGCATCTGACTGTTCATCATGGCATAGTTGGGGACAACCCGAGCATCGTCGGCCAAGGTGGTTTTGGCATCGAAAATGTCTTCCACCGGTTTACGACTGGCCCCGTCTTTCCAGTTAC